TTCACATTTACTCTAAGAGTACCAAATCTCCAGTTATCTCCTAAATTATTAGTTTGTACTCGAATAGCAACTTGTCTACCTCTAGCTCTAACACTACTATACCTAGTCGTAGAATTAGCTACAACATTCGTACTTTCATATTTTGTATCGTTTGGATAATCTCTTGTTCTTAAAGTAATCGTAGCATTACCAACTTGACTTTTAAAATCAGGTATTATTTTATCTATAAAACTAAATTCTTCTCCATCTGCTATATCACCATCACCTGATTCTATGTAAGATACGATAGCACTTCCATCAGCATTAACACCATCTTCTATATTATAAAGTAAAGTACGACCTGAAGTTAGACCATTAATTGTACTAATTGTGTTAGCAGTACTATTAGGAAAATAAGTTCCACCAATTGGAAATTCAGTTACAGCATTATCTTGATATATACTTCTCTCTATAGTTCCAAAGTACCAAGAATTTTCTTCATAATTAAAAACTACATATCTATCTATTTGATCTGAGTTTGCAGAACAATAATACCAAGTTACTTCAGCATAGAAAGCATTAGATCCACAATAAACTTGAGAGTATTGAACTTGATTAATATTATCAAATACATGATTTATAACAGAACATGGAACTTCTTGAACTGTTCCAGCATATCTAAAGAAAGTACCATTAGACATCCAATATGCTATATCATTTACTATAATAGTCGCATTTAAACTTACAGCTCCGCAATCGTTACCGAGTTGTCTAAATCCATAAATAAAAGGAGGACCTATATACGCCATAGAGTGAAGTGCTGTATCAGTCCATACTAAAATAGTTCCTTTAGCAGGTTTAGCTGATCTTATTTCGCTACCACCAGCTATACGTTGAGAACCCGCTGTATTAATTACATTAGGTGTCCATTCGTTATAATTTTCTTGATCAGACCAACGAATAAAGAGTTTATCTTGAGTTGATGTATTTCCAATTGATGTTTCAGTTCCAAAACAGGCTAATATTCTAGCATCAGTTGCAACTACTGATAATGTAGAAGTTGTAGGAGCATTTGCTATTATTGTAGCTCTATTATTTGTAAAACCAGCAGAAGTATCCCATAGATAAGTTGATCCATTTAATTGAGTTATAATTAAATCTTCTCCCCAGTTATTAACAGACCAGTTTCTTAGATCAATTTCAACTGTAGAAGTAATCGCTGGATTATTCCAACCTTGAGCACCATTCCAGGGACCGGCGTTCCATCCATATCCAAAAGTTTGAATAGAAGGACCTATATTTAATTGATATTGAATTGTAGCATTTCCATTTGCAGTAACTGTAGAAGTTGCAGCTGTATTTGTTAATATAACATAAGCATCAACATTAGTTATGCTTTGAATTTCAAATTCACCAGTAAGAGAAACGTTTGAAATACCTCCAACATTAGCTACTGATACGTTAGAGATAGTAACAAAATCACCATCAAGAGCATTATGATTAGTTTGTTTTACAGTTACATTTGCATTAGAAATTACTGTACTAAAACAACTTATAGCACTATTCGTTTGACGAATTGGAGTAATATCAGCATTCGTTCCTTCTTGAGTAACGTATATTTTACGATCAGTTCCTAAAGAAGTATAACGAGCCCCTGCTAAATCATACCAATTAAGTAAAGCTCTTCCTACTCCTACATAATAACTATCGCTATATTTAGTCCAACCACCTATTTTTTGAGGAAGACCTTGCCTAAATCTTATCTTATCACAATCGACCCAACGTCCTTCTGCTCCAGTTTCGGTGTCTAATGTATCTAAGCCAGGCTGAAATGTAAGTTTTGTTAATGGCATATTATACCATTATATACAAAAATTTATGAATTTATACTATTTTTTAGATATATGTATATTCCATTCTAATTTAACAAGTAAATCTTCAAATTGAACTACTGTTAAAGATTGTTTTCTAACATATTCATGAAGTTCTGAAACATCTATAATAACCCATTCTTTGTCAGTCTCAAATACTATTTTATCAGCTTTACTAGAAGTTGTTCCTTTTTTACCTAATTGATTATTAGGCATTTGAAACATAGGTCTTACATCAAATTTAAATTCTTGATTTGAGTTTTTCTTTAAAACTCCTGAAACATTCCAATATTCGTTATTTTTCTGTGTCTCTGTCGGCCAAATAATATTATTTAAATGAACAGAAAACTTTTTTTCTATATTCACTTTCTAAATAATTTCTTAATCAATCCTCTAAAACCAGTATTTTCTTTAAAGTATTCTAAACATTCTGCAATAGTTTGCTGTCTAATATATTCATCTCTTATTTCTTGGGATGTGGGTTGTGGTAATGGCGAATCCCATCTATCAATAATAAACTGACCAGCAGAAGTTAAATCATAACTAGCATCAGGTGCTAAAGATTTCATTACGGTATTAATTCCCCAAGCAAAACCATTTTCGTTAGTGTATGCTTTTATAGTTTCTTCTATAGATAGTTTAGGCATTATAAAGCAAGTTCAGTTAAATTTTTATTATTACCAATTGTTCCTTTAATAAATACATTAAAAGCTAAACTAATTCTAGTATTTGTTCCTTCTTTATTTTCAACCATATGTGTTAATGATGATGGAAATAATATAATGTCTCCGGTCTTAACTGTAAACCACCAAGTTTCAGAATTATATAAATTCCAATCTTTTATTTCTGGTTTAATAGTTTGATAACCATCTTTAAAAAATTTAATTTTATCTAATTCTTCATGACAATTAACATAAAATACTCCTGATACTATGGAATTAGGGTGTGCGTGTTTATGATGAAATTGATTTGTTTCAGTATAGTTTAACCAGGATTGTGTAATATAAGGTGTAATTGCATCAGTTGTAGATATTACTTTTTCAAAATAATCTTTAACTCTTAAATCTAATTCTTTTTTAATATTAGCAAAAGGTTTTTCATTTAAAATATAATTATTGTTTGATGTAATGTTTCCATCATTTTTATAGAAATCCTTTTTATTTTTATATACAAATTTTAATTCTAATGATGTTAATACTCTATCTAATTTAGACATATAGATAGGTGTTGGAAATATTCCGTTAATAACTGCTTCTGTCATTCTAACTTTTTTTAGACTATTTTAAATAGTTTGTAAAGTCCAGTTTTGATTTTCTTCGTTCCAAGTATACTGATTATCATTATTTGGATAAGGTATAGGTGCTTCCCAATTACATGTTTGTTCATTAAGAACCCATGAATTAAATGGTTTTAAAGGTATAAATGCATCACGTTGTGAATCGTAGGTATATCCAATACCTGCATGGTTTTTTCTTAAAGGAGTTCCATTGTTATTATGAACGCCTCCATGAGTGTTGTAAGAAGTTTGTTTCCAAATAGCGTTTGGTTCATTGTAAAGTGTCCTTAAAAAATTAATTCCTAATTGCTCTTGTTCTATTCCATTAGCATCATGTAAAACTTCGTTAACAACTGAAACTACTGTTGTTACTATATTATTTTCTATTTTTGCAAAACTAGCCATTATGCTGTGTAACTCCCTGATCCGTTAAATTGCATTATTGTATTAGCACCACTTGTCGTAACTGTCGGTGATCCTGTTGTAGTAGATGAATAATTAACAGTGGGTACACTTAATATAACAACTCCTTTACCACCTGCACCAACACTATTTGGAGAAGTTCTTTCTCCTCCACCTCCACCTCCTCCAGTATTAACTGTTCCTGATGTTGCTGCTGTACTAGGATTACTTGCTCCATTACCTCCACCTCCAGTTCCTCCAGTTCCTCTTGTTCCGCCACTAAAAGTACTTCCACCTCCACCACCAGCATAAGTTACTGAGCTTCCTGTTATTGAAGAAGCTGAACCAGCACCTCCATTACCAGCAGTTGAACTATTAGGTGCATTCCCTCCAACAGCACCAGCACCACCTCCTCCTCCTGTTGGATAATTACCAGCGGCTTGGGATGAACTTCCACCATTATTTCCTTGACTTGGTGAAGTATTAGGTGTGTTCCCTGCTCCTCCAGATCCATTATAAGAAGAACCTCCACCAGAACCTCCCGCTATACCATTCGTATTAATAGACTCATTACCACCACCTCCACCACCTGCTGAAGTTATTGTTGTTAATCCTGACCCTGATATTGAAGAATTTGAACCAGAACTGCCTCTGGATTGACTAGGAGTACCACCTCCTGCACCACCATCTCCAACTGTTACTGTAATTACTGTTCCAACTGTTACTGTTTGAGTTGTTGTTCTAAAACCTCCACCACCGCCACCTCCACCATGATCAAACCCACCACCACCTCCTCCTCCAGCCACTACTAAAAAATCTACTGAATAAGGTTGGCCTGGCCAGATATTATTTTTTCTAGCATTAAATTGATCTTGTAATCTCCAAACTCCTTTTGCTGTAGAAGCTGTTGGAGTATTTACTTTACCAATTATACCACCATTACGTTTAGCCATT